TCTCCTTAGTTGGGGTTGGTCAGTTGTGCGATGATCTGCTTCAAGGGAGCTCCTTGTGCAATCATCTGTCCTACCTGCTGTTTCAGAGCAGGGTCGAGGCCATCAATGATTTGTCCAATTGCTTCTGCACCAGCAGCAAGCATTTGTTCATCACCAGTTGGTTGTCCTCCTTCTGATGGTGGACGTCCACCACCATTCGCTGACGGAGCAGGCCCCATCATCGATTGCTGAACACTTTCAATGATCATTGACCATTCTTGTTTCGTGATCACAACGTCTTCGTTGAATGCACGTTCAAGAGCCTTGAGCACAACCATCAACACTGCTGGAGATGCTTGTGCAAACTGACCAAGGGTCTGACCAAGATTGAGTGCTTGTTCTTTCTTCACCTTCGATGTTGGCTTGAGAGTGGAACCACCAACGATCTGGAATGTGAACGATTGCTTGAACTGCTCAGGTGTTAGGTCGTTAGTCCATCCACCAGCATCGTCAATCAACTTGTTGCCAATGAGTTGACGAACTTGTTCCTCAGGCATGAACTGAATGCACATCTCAAGGAGTGCTTGTCCAATGTCTGCAAGAACGTCTTCGATAGCGTCGATCTTCTCATCAAGACGTGTCTGTGTAGAACTCTCGTAGCTTTCGATTGCTCTGTTCGTTGTGTTCGTCTTGAACTGTTCATTCTGGAGAACAGGCGTCACAGACGACAAGCGATTGACAGCTTGCAGAATGGGAGCAGTGTCGAACAGTCCTTCAAACGCAGAACTTGGTGCAGGGAATGAAGCAATTGCATCAGACAGCTTTGCACCATCAGGCAACTCAATTCCGTGTACCTTGTAACGAGCATTCGAAGACAGGAACCTGTCAACAGCCGTTGGGTCTTTGAGCACAGATGTGTTAACAAACACCTTCGACAACACCCAATGACGCATACGAGCACGTTCGTTGTTCATCACGTTAATCTCGTCCTGTTGGTCGAGATAGTGCATGACTTCGCTACGAGCGTAACGATTGATCGGGTCTGTGTAGAACGACAAGCAGAAGAACGGATAGAACCGTGTCAGCTTGTATGGATCATCCCACACCCAGATCGGCCACGACCAATCAGCGTCATGGAACATGAGAACACGACGAGTAGTCTTGTCCCAAACGTACCAAACCTTTGTACGACACGCTTGCTTGTAGCTGTTCTCATCTTCGAAACCAAACTTCTTGTAGTCAGGGTCTTCTCCTAACAACGTGAACGTGTTGATTTCGTCATCATGCCCAGAGATGCTCTTGTCAGAGTTTGATCCCTTAGCAACATGCGTTGGGTTGTAGAACGTAAGCCACTCACCTTTCTCGTTCTTCTTCCCATACACAGCTTGCAAGTACTCTGTGTGAATGTAGTCAGATACAATGATGTACTGACAATCGAGAGGATCACTGCTTTCTGCGTTTGGATCAAGGATCACACAATCAGGAGACTTGATCTTGAGGAACGGACCACTCTCACTGAGCAAGTTGACTTTCTTTTCAAGAGCCAGAAGCTGTCCTTCGATCTCCGCAATCTTCTTTGTGTCCTTGGCCTTCTCAAGTTCCTCAGACAGCTTCATAACTTCGTTGATAGCCTCAGTGCTGCTGTCCTCACGCTTTGTGTAACCAAGCTCAATGAACGAAATGTTCGTGAGCATGGTCATGACAGTTGCACGACGCATCTTTGGTTTGAGATTGATGCCGGGAGTTGTCTTCGTACGGAACAACGCTTCGACAAGGCTCTCGTACATAAGAGCCTTCTTCTCATTCTCACCACTCAGATCGTTGATCTCGATGTCAGGGTTCTTCGCATAGACAGCAGGGATCAGTGCAGAGACATTGGCAAACACAATGTTCTCTGTCGCGTAACGTTCTTCGTTGTCACTGCCTGTTGCGACTTCATCCAGCTTACGACGCTTGCCAGAACGGCCACCCTGATCGTTCTGGTAGTAGCGAATGCACTCTTCCCAACGATCCTTGTCTCCACTCTGTGTGAGCATAGAGACACCTTCGTTCTTCCTATTCTTCCAGAACGTACCCATGGCTTTAGACACAGGTATCTTGCTGTTCGGATAAACTTGGAAGATACGATCAGGGATCATCTCTTCTTGTGCTTCCTCAGGATCAACACCTTCAATGTTGTCGATCTGCTTGTCGATGTTCTTATTTGCCATGACGGAAATCCCTGCTTTCAGTGGTAATATACCCACCATCGGTCCATTGGTTCAAGTAGGTACGTGGACGTATTTTTGGCGCTTTGCGGGCAAGGTCAGGCTGACGGGCCAACATATACTTGACTACGTTCATCGCATGGTCGTTCTTATCAATTGGCTCATCAACACGTTGTCCAGTTGTATCTTGCTTCCAGTAATAGGACGTGATTTCAGAGATGAAGAAAGCAAGTTCAGTGGATACGTACAAGTGTGGAGCACCAAGATGCCCATCGATTGGATGACGATGGTATGGCTTGATGTTCAAGTACGCATTGACCTTCGTGATGCCGCTAGTGATCGTGTTGTCAGCACGACGCATGATGATGCTGTGATCACCTTCATTGAACAACTGCGCAACTGTCTTACTGCTCGAAGCTTTCATCGCTCCTTTGCGTCGGAAGATGTCGGGATCAGCGTCAACAGTGTTAGACAGATCACAACCATACTTGTTACGCAGGTTGTGGATCACACGTTGCTGCTCATCAATGTGCATCTCCAACTCAGGACGATAGAACCCATCGATCAGCATCACATTACCGAAACGGTCCTTGAAGCCGATGATGTAGCAGCTAGGTTCAGTGATACCGAAGTCGTAACCTTCGATGAAGTTTGGCTCAACACCCTGAGCAAACAAGTTGTCGAGATAGTCTTCCATCTCTGACTGTGGAATGCAGTGTGTTCCTTCACTGAACTCTGGATGCACAAGACCTTCGTAAGCAGCCCATTCACCATACAAGAAACGGTCACGTGACTGCCCACGATACAAACTCTCAAGTGTCTCGATGAAGTCAGCACTCAGGTTGTGAGAGTTTGTGTACGTAGAACCTTCATCAAGTGACATGAGCAAGAACGGCTTCCCATGTTCATCAAGGATTGGCTTATCTGCCATCTCATGATCACGTGGATACCGCTGCACCATTAACTTGTCATCGATGATGCCGAAGTTCTCGTACTTCTTGTATGGCTCGATCAAACGCCGATAGACCCAATTGCGTGTTGGATTGATCATGCCAATGAACCAACGTGGTCCAGTAGCGGGCATGGTAGGATCACTACCAATGTAACGTGCTGAACCACGAAGACGGCCCATCAAGTCATCGAGGTCCTTCTCCGTAATCTCAGGGTCTTCAAGCTGATCAACAACAATCAGATCGTACGTTGCTGACAGCAAGTTGGATGTTGTTTGTTCGCCTTCGCTTGTGCTCTTACCTTGCTGAGCAATGTAACGGAAGTTGATTGTCGTTCCGTTCTTGAGTGTACACGTGTTCTCACTGTTCTTGCTCATTGGAAACGACTTGATCCAAGAAGCAGGGCACCACTTCAAGAACTCCTTGCGGATCGTGTCATTGAGCTTCGGATATGTAGCACGTGCAACGAGAATGTTTGCGCCGGGATAATCACGAGCAATAGGCAAGACCTTCTGCACGATTGCAGCAGCGGTCTTGCCATTGCCATAACCACCACCCATCAGTTGCACCTTCGTACGGCGCTGACCGAATGAGTGTTGTGGTGTTCCTTCGAGTAGTTTGTATTCAGGCATTTATGTAAATCATGTTGACGCACAATCTATGCAGCGAGAAGTGCGGTGCGGATTTTGAGATAGGTGGCGAGGTCGAGGAATTGGCGACCGGCGACGAGTTTTTTGATGGAGCCACCGAAGAAGTTGGATGCTGAACCGTTGACGTTCCTAGCCCCAATTCGCCACGGCTGCGCTGTCTGCGCATTTCCGGAAGGGGCACCCTCATAGACTTGCGCGTCGTTGACAAACAGTCGAACCGTTGCGCCGAGCGTGAGCCCAATGACGACTTCCTGCCCTCTGTAGTCCGTGCCGTTGGTATCGATTATTGTGGACTCGTCTTGGCTCCCGACGCCTCCACCAATAACCCCGCTCGTGTTGATGACGAGGTAACACCGTGTGCTTACCGAGGTCTCGCGAGCGCCAAGGATCATCTGTGTCACTGGGATGCTAACAGGAATTGTTGCCTGCACGAGAACGAATGTGTCGCCCGCCCCAGCCGTATAACTCGTCAGCCAGTTATCATCGATTCCATCGAACTTCGCGCCTGTTGTCTGGCGAGTGGGCTTGAGGGTGCCGGTGGCTTGAATGCCGTGCTTGCCGGGGACTTCTTTGAGAGAAAAGGTGTCAACGCTAAAGACCTGTCCGATAGTGCCGCCAGTCGCAGACAGGTCCAAGTTGACCGTCATAGACGAGGATGACGCAACCAGGTAGGCAACACGCGAAAGGTCAGTTGTCGAGTTGTTGTACTCGGTGTTGCCGACACCGCTAACATACGCCCCTGCCGTAGCACCGCCAGCGGACTGTTTGCGTCCAACAACCTCAAGTCGGTAAAGCCGACCGGCTGTAACTGCAAATGTGCGGCTCGCCCTAGCGGCGGTTGCATTCGCCGTGGCGGTGATGGAGAGCCTACCTCCAGCAATCGCAAGCGTTGCGTTTGACGCTGTATAGGGAGTCAAATCGTTGACCGCGAAGTCTCCATTTGTGACCAACTCCGTCTGCCCCGCCAGCAACTCCGCTAGCGTCTGCCCATTCCAAGCGCGTTGAGACAGCGCCAGCCCAATTGGCTCCCCGACATCATCAGCCAGTGTCGGTCCGGTGTTCTCCTGAAAGAACCGATCGATCTTCGTTAGATCAAAGAACAATCCATCTTCCTGAGCGCGCATAAAGTCGCTCAGGTTGAATGGGCTGATACCAACTGTATCTGGCAAGATCAGACGTGTTGCGTTCTTCATTTAACGAAGCGCTTTCGACGCAACACCAACAAGACCAGTTGCATCTGTTCCTGTTGCGTTAACACGTGTGATCTGTCCAACGAAGTACGGACCACCTGCATCAAGTGTGAGTGTGACTGTT